CGACAGAAGTATCAAGTAATTCTCCCATTAACGACAATCAAAGATAATGAGGTGTATGCTCCAAACTACAAAGATGGAGAAACGGTTGCTTTAATCCGTTACCCACATGGCGGAACTTTTGAGATTCCTATTCTGAAAGTCAACAATAAACTGGCTGAAGGAAAGAGCGTTCTCGGAAACACACCGGCGGATGCAATCGGTATCAATAAGAAGAATGCAGACCGTTTATCTGGAGCAGACTTTGACGGTGATACCGTAATGGTAATTCCTTGTAACTCCACAAAGAGTAAGGTAAAGATTACTTCCACTTCTCCATTAAAAGGTTTGGAAGGTTTCGACACCAAGGATGCTTATGGTGGAACTGTTAAGAAAGATGCTGATGGCGTAGACCATTATTATCGTAATGGTAAAGAATATAAGATTATGAGAAATACTCAGACAGAAATGGGTAAAGTATCGAATCTGATTACTGACATGACTTTGAAGGGAGCCACACAGGATGAATTAGCGAGAGCGGTTCGTCACAGCATGGTTGTAATCGATGCCGAGAAACACAAACTGGATTATAAGCAGAGCGAAATTGATAATGGTATCGCTTCTCTTAAGAAGAAGTATCAAGGTCGTGTCGATCCAGAAGGAAATTACCATGAAGGAGCGTCTACTCTTATCTCACAGGCAAAATCTGAAACTCAGGTTCTTAAGAGGAAGGGTTCTCCGACAATCAATGAGGATGGATCTTTATCATACAAATCTGTTAAAGAAGAGTACGTCGATAAGAATGGAAAACTTCAATTCCGAATGCAGAAGAGTACGAAGATGGCTGAAACAAAAGACGCCCGTACACTTTCTTCAGGTACCCCCCAGGAAGAAGCTTATGCCGACTATGCAAATTCTATGAAGTCTTTAGCTAACCAGGCTCGTAGGGAGATGATAAGTACAGGCAAAATTGCTTACTCTGCTTCTGCTAAGGCAACGTATTCTGAAGAAGTAAAGTCTTTAAATGCTAAGCTTGATTTAGCTTTAGCGAATGCTCCTAGAGAGAGACAGGCTCAGACAATGGCAAATGCTACTGTTGCGGCTAAGAGAAAAGACAATCCGGATATGACGAAAGCCGAAGTTAAGAAGGCTAGTCAGCAGGCTCTGGCACAGGCAAGAAGTTCTGTAGGAGCTAAGAGATCTAACATCGAAATTACGGATAAAGAATGGGAAGCCATCCAGGCCGGAGCAATTTCTGAGAATAAGCTTACGCAAATTCTGAATAACACGAATACCGATACTATTCGTCAGAGAGCGACTCCTCGTGCAAGCACTGCTCTGAGTACAGCTAAGCAGAATCGTATCGCTGCGCTTAGCGCATCTGGCTACAGCACTTCAGAGATTGCGGAAGCCCTTGGGGTTTCTTCTTCGACAGTTTCAAAGTATTTGAATGGAAAGGAGTGAACTAAGTAAGATGAAATTTGCACTTACAACTTTTGATAATCCTTATGATCCGTTTGAACAGTTCACTCAATGGTTCATGTTCGATGAAGAAAAAGGTTATCACACAACTGCTTACCTTGGTCGAATCGCTCGAACATCAGATCAGTTATCGGATGAAGAGAACAACAAGGAAGTAGAGCGAGCTATTGACGAGATAATCCGTTATGATTTCCAGAACATCTATCAGAAACAAATGAACATAAAGAAAAAGCTTCTTAAAAATGATTTCATCGGCATATTAAAAGCCGAAATCACCAGTACATGATTAAAAGGGGTATAGGGGGGGTGTCTAAAAAACATACCCCCACCCATATCGCGGCGGTCTTTAAAATTTCCCCGGAGGGCGTTTTTAGGGAGCATTTTCAGCTGTTCCAGTGTTTACAAGGGTCTATAACTCATGATATTTGACAACGGTTTCTGTGGGATCGGCTCAAAGTTAGTTCTCCTTTCGTTGAGTAGCATTGTCATGATTTGTAGGTCCTTTTAAATACTGGAAAAGTATGTGAGAACTATCACAGAAGTAACGAACAACTAAATGGAAGGAGGCATCAACTTTGAGGAAAGCAAAGCAATCCGAGTCTTCTAGGATGATGCGTCCAGCATTAACGCCAGAAGCGAGAGAAAATCAGCTTGTTTCATTGGCGGTTGACTTGGCTGAAAAGCAGTTACGAGAGGGAACAGCTTCTTCGCAGGTGATTACTCACTATTTGAAGCTCGGTTCAACGAAAGAAAGAATTGAAAAAGAGATTTTGGAAAAACAGAAGGAACTGATAGAGGCGAAGACTCAGAATCTGAAATCCATTGAAAATTCGGAAAAGCTGTATGCTGATGCATTAAAGGCATTTCGTGGTTATAGCGGTCATGGAGATGAGGTGGATGATGCTTAAATGTTATTCAGAACTCTTGCGACTTACAACCTTTAAGGAACGATACGAGTATCTTCGTTTGGATGGAGTGGTTGGTGAAGAGACATTCGGATTTGATAGGTATCTTAATCAGATATTTTACAATTCTCAAGAATGGAAGGACATTCGGAGAAAAATTATTATTCGTGACAATGGATGCGATCTCGGATTGGATGGGTATGAGATTCGTGGAAAGATTCTTATTCATCATATGAACCCAATAAGGCAGCAGGACATATTGTTGCGGACTGATTTGGTTCTGAATCCAGAGTATCTGATCGCAACAACTTTATCGACCCACAATGCTATACATTATGGAGATGAGAAACTACTTTTAACAGTTCCAAATGAACGACGAAAAAATGATACATGCCCATGGAGGCATTAGGAGGAAAATTATGGAAGGAAACAAGAAGCCACTTATGGGTGTAGTGGTAAATTGTATGAATTTGAACATTCGCAAAGATCCGACGCAGGCATCAAGATCGTTAGGCATTATCGGTTCGGATACAGTTGTAACGGTTTGTGATGAGGAGTCTGTTTCTGGTTTTTATAAAGTTAAGACCGGAGGCGGTATCAGCGGGTATTGCATGAGCGAGTTTATAAAACTCTGTTAGATGGAGGTGCGATCATGAATATTACAGATAGTGTACTGACATCAATCAAGAAATTACTCGGTATCGCAGAGGAGTATGAACATTTCGATGCAGATTTGATCATGCACATCAATTCTGTGTTCTCAATTCTTACACAGCTTGGTGTCGGTCCATCCAAAGGTTTCATGATCGAAGATAAGAGTGCAACGTGGAAAGATTTCATTTCTGATGAATCTAAATACATGCTTGTCAAATCTTATATGCATTTGAAGGTCAAACTTCTTTTCGATCCGCCGCTTAGTTCGGCAGTGCTGGAGAGTTATAAAACACAAATCAGCGAGTACGAATGGCGGTTAAATGTTGCTGCGGAAAACGATGATACCGCTCCGGATGAGCCTGAGCATTATTCCGGATCATATGAAGTTACACCAAAGGCGCATCGGACTCAAACTTTGGATACGTCTGGAAAAGTGCTTAGTGAAGACCTTGTGATTCATGAAGTTCCGTATTATCAGACATCCAATGCCAGTGGAGGTGTTACCAGTTACATCGCAAAGGAGGGAGATTCAAAATGAATAACGCCTATTTAGCACACCATGGAATTCTTGGAATGAAATGGGGAGTTCGAAGATCGGAGGCACAGCTTGCCAGAGCTAGGGGACACTCTTCCAAGCCCTCAGACGATAAGAATGAGGTAGCAGCACGTAAGGTTGCTGTTAAGAATCGGCGAACAATGTCCGATTCCGATCTGAAGATGAGAATTGAGAGACTTAAATTAGAACGCGAGTTTAAGAATCTTACAGAAGACGACATCGCACCTGGCAGAAAGTATGTGTCAGAAATTCTTTCTGCATCCGGAAAGAAAGCGTTGACTATGGCTGCGGCCGGAGCAATGACTTATGCCGTCAAGACTGCAATGACAAAGGAATTCAATCTTAAAGAGGCTGCACAGTACATTGCTGCAAACCCAAATAAGAAGAAGTAGGAGAAGAAAATAATGGCGTTATCGAACACTGCCGTCCCGAAATATTACGGCATGTTTCGTGATGCCGTAATTCGTGGCGAAATTCCGGTATGTCGAGAAATCGAGATGGAGATGAACCGAATCGATGATCTCATTGCGAATCCGGGAATTTATTACGATGACCAAGCAGTAGAAGGCTTTATCAGCTATTGCGAAAATGAGCTTACTTTAACTGACGGTTCAGATTTGAAACTGCTTGACACATTTAAAGTTTGGGCTGAGCAGATTTTCGGCTGGTACTATTTTGTTGAGAGAAGCGTATACGAACCTTATGAGGATGGTCATGGCGGACATTACGTCACCAAGTCTATCCGAAAAAGGTTAGTTAATAAGCAATATCTCATAGTGGCCAGAGGTGCCGCAAAGTCAATGTATGGTTCATGCTTGCAGAATTTCTTCTTAAATGTTGACGTCACAACGACACATCAGATAACCACAGCTCCGACGATGAAGCAGGCAGAAGAGGTGTTGTCACCGATTCGAACCGCTATTACCAGATCAAGAGGACCTTTCTATAAGTTCCTCACAGAAGGATCGTTGCAGAACACGACCGGATCAAAGGCGAATCGAATGAAATTGGCATCCACTAAGAAAGGAATTGAAAACTTCCTTACTGGATCGCTTCTTGAAATTCGTCCAATGAGAATCGACAAACTTCAGGGACTTCAGCTTAAAGTGGCGACGGTTGACGAGTGGCTTTCTGGTGACATTCGAGAAGATGTAATCGGAGCAATCGAACAGGGTGCATCGAAGGTCAACGACTACCTTATCGTTGCAATCAGTTCAGAGGGTACTGTCCGTAATGGTGCCGGCGATACAATCAAAATGGAATTGATGGACATTCTAAAAGGGGATTATGTCAATCCGCACGTATCGATTTGGTGGTATAAGCTGGATTCTATTGACGAAGTTGCCGATCCGGATAAATGGTTGAAAGCAAATCCAAATCTGGGAAAGACTGTGTCTTATGAAACCTATCAGCTGGACGTTGAGAGAGCAGAAAAGGCTCCGGCAGCCCGAAACGATATTTTGGCTAAGCGATTCGGACTTCCTATGGAGGGATACACATATTACTTTACATATGAAGAAACTCTTCCACATCGCCATCGTGATTATTGGCAGATGCCATGTTCTTTAGGAGCCGATTTATCCCAAGGTGATGATTTCTGCGCGTTTACATTTCTATTCCCATTGGCAAATGGAGCGTTCGGTGTGAAAACCAGAAACTATATTACGTCGTTAACTCTTATGAAACTCCCAGCCGCGATGAGAATTAAATATGATCAGTTTATGAAAGAAGGTAGTCTTATTGTGATGGAAGGAACAGTTCTTGATATGACCGATGTATATGAGGATCTGGATAACCATATCATAGAATGCGGTTACGATGTTCGATGCTTTGGATACGATCCATACAATGCAAAAGAATTTGTTGAGCGTTGGGCAAGTGAAAATGGGCCATTCGGAATTGAGAAAGTTATCCAGGGTGCAAAGACGGAATCCGTTCCTCTTGGAGAATTGAAGAAACTTTCTGAAGAGAGAATGCTTTTGTTTGATGAAGATCTGATGACATTTGCTATGGGAAACTGCATTACTCTGGAAGATACTAACGGAAACCGTAAATTGCTGAAAAAGAGGTATGAGCAAAAAATCGATGCCGTCGCAGCAATGATGGATGCGTACATCGCATTCAAGGCGAATCGTGAAGCATTCGAGTAGGGGGTATAAAGATGCCAATGGCAAAGCTAATCGATTGCTCTTCTGTATTACGACCCTACGCCATCAGAAAAGTAGCTCGTATTGAATCAAGTGATAAATTGATGCATTATGGAATAAAGGGTATGAAATGGGGAGTTCGGAGAACGAAAGAACAATTAGCTCATGACAGAAGCTCGATCCAGGCAAGGATGAATAACCAGTTGCGAACACCTGTAAAAGCTTCAAACGGAATACTGGTTACACGTTTTTCAGATCATGCTCTTGATAGAACACAAAATGATTCGAGACCCGTAACGGTCGACGGAATTTTGGATGCATTGAAAAATCCGTTGAATCATGATAGCATTAAAACAAAAACTGATAACCGTGGGCGACCAAGTCAGCAGTTCATAGGAAAATCTGCAACTGTAGCAGTGAATCCCGAAAATGGAACTATAACAACTACTTGGTGTACAGGAAGTAGGACAAAACGTAAATATTTAAAGGAAGGACGAGCATATGTTCAGTGATGAAGAAATAACCCTTATGCGATCACTCGGATTAGACTGCGATTTTAATGGTTTATCCGAAGACGATGATCGTTGGGCAGACATAGAAGAAAAGGTTGGGAATTTCCTGACATTGAAGTGTTTGGATGGGCATTATAATCCCGATAATAACGGAATCATATGTGAATCCATACTGAACAAAATACCGGTTTAAAATTACTGGAGGCCTCTTAAGAAAAGAGGTCTTTTTTTTGTGCCCATTTTAGGAGGTGAGAATTCAAAATGGATTTATCATTAAGTTTCAGGTTTAAAAATGCCTGGAATGCTTTTCGCAATAGAGCCCCTACTATGATGTCCCAGAATATCGGTTCGGGTTATTCATATCGTCCGGATCGTTTTCGACTTACCAGAGGAAACGAAAGATCAATAGTCACATCCGTATACAATAGAATCGCTTTAGACGTAGCCGCCATCAACATTCAGCATGTTCAGTTGGATGATGAGGGGCGGTTTTTAAATGTTATAAAAAGTGGTTTAAACGAATGCTTGTCGTTGGAGGCCAATCTTGATCAGACTGGTAGGGCATTTATCCAAGATGTTGTTATGTCCATGATGGACGAGGGATGTGTGGCGATTGTTCCTGTAGATACCGACGATGATCCAGATGACACAAAAGGATATCAGATTCTTTCGATGCGAGTCGGTCGTATTCGCGATTGGTATCCTCGTCATGTACGCGTTGAAGTATATAACGAAAACACTGGACGAAAACAGGAAATCATCGTTCCGAAAGATACAGTTGCTATTGTAGAAAATCCATTGTATGCGGTTATCAATGAGCCAAACTCAACAATGCAAAGGCTTATTCGAAAATTGAATTTGTTGGATGCGGTTGACGAGCAGAGCAGTTCTGGAAAGTTGGATTTGATTATTCAGCTTCCATATGTAATCAAGTCAGAGGCAAGACGTCAGCAGGCAGAGCAGCGGCGTAAAGATATTGAGCGACAGTTGTCCGGTTCTAAGTATGGTATTGCCTATACCGATGGAACCGAGAAAATCACGCAGTTGAATCGTTCTTTGGAAAACAATCTAATGAAGCAGATCGAATACTTAACGAGTATGCTTTACAGCCAGTTAGGAATCACTCAGAGCATCTTAGATGGTACCGCAGATGAGAAGACTATGCTGAATTATTACAACCGGACAATCGAACCGATTATTTCCGCAATCGTTGATGAAATGAAGAGAAAATTCTTAACGAAGACTGCCAGGTCCCAGAACAAGTCAATTATGTTCTTCAGAGACCCATTCAAGCTTGTGCCGGTAGCTGATCTTGCTGAAATTTCTGATAAGTTTACCAGAAATGAAATTGCTACATCAAACGAAATCAGACAGGTAATTGGTTGGAAGCCATCTGCTGATCCTAAGGCTGATGAATTGAGAAACAGCAATTTAAGTGAGCCTGGCGGTTCCGTAACAGATGCTACGAGCGGTGATGGAACAGAATCCAGCGATACCAGTGATTACGATGCTCTGGTTAATGAAGTTCTTGACAGCATTTCTGCACAAATCGATGACATCATCGGCAATTATACGTCTGGCGATGATAAGGAGGGAGATGATTCTTAATGGATGAACCTAAAGTTGCGGTTCTTAGACATTATGCATCGCCCTATTACGATCCTCAGAAAGCGCATGAATACTATATGCGTACCAGAGAGTTAAAAGGCCGTTCTACCACATCGCTGAATGATGAGGGAAAGAAGATTTGGTCTTATACAAAAAATAATATCAAATCTGAAAAGGCTGCAAAGGTCAAAGAAGAGCAGGAAAAGCGAGATCAGAAAATTACGGAACTTCGTGAAAAAGCAGAAGCAACGAAGGAACAGATATCTTCTCGTTTGAAAGAACTGAATGAGGCCTTAACCCAAAATGCTTCCGATAGGAAGAAAAACATCGATACTGATAAAGATTCTGATTTGGAAGAAATTGAAAAGGAATCATCTAGCCAGAAGGAACGAATCGATAATAAAAAGGATGCCGAAATCGAGCGTTTGATGGCAATAGAAATTCCATCAGGATTATCCAAGGCTGAGAGATCTAAGCGTGTTGCCGAAAGAACAGCAAAGATTGCAAAGCTTAGAAACGATGCAAAATCAGATAAAGCAAAAATCAGTAGCGATGCCAAAACGGACAAGGCTAGTGTTCGAACGGATGCGACAAACAAGAAAGCGAAAGTATCGTCCGATACCAAGGAAGAAAAAGCTGAGAACCAGGCTAATGCTAAAAGTGAAAGAGCAAAAGTTAGCTCCGAGCTAAAAGCAGCGGTTAAGTCAGTTAGAGAAGCTTACAAAGCGGCTAAAGCTGACCTCGATTCGTCATATGAACAAACCTATCAGGATGAATTTGACAAGATTCAGTCAGAGTACAAGAAGGTCAAGAAATCAAAGAAAAAGTCTTCCAGCTCATCAAAGAAGACATCGCATCCGTTATCGTACTATATCAGAAAATAGGAGGAAAATCAAAATGAAGTATGACTTTGGTGGCTGGGCCACTAGAAATGATCTTCAGTGTGCCGATGGAAGAGTCATTAAAAAAGACGCTTTCAAAGGGCAGAACGGGCAGACTGTCCCGTTAGTATGGATGCATAATCATGCCGATCCGGCGAACGTGCTTGGATTAGCTCATCTCGAAAATAGAGATGAAGGAGTTTATGCATTCTGTGAATTTAATGATACAGAATCAGGAAAGACTGCACGCGAACTTGTAAAACATGGCGACGTACAGTCTCTTTCTATCTTTGCCAATCAGCTTAAACAGGCAGGTCACGATGTTGTTCATGGCATTATTAGAGAGGTAAGTCTGGTGTTAGCCGGTGCCAATCCTGGAGCATTTATCGATGATGTGGTAATGCACGGGGACGGAGAAACAGGTATTATCCTTGGCTATGACGAAATGATCATGGGACAGTTGGAGCATTCGGCAGATGAACCGGATAAAAAGCAGGAGGAAAAGGGTGGTTCCGATGATGAACCGGATAATGAAGAGAAAAAGGATGAGAAGGTTGAAACTATTGAAGATATCTTTAAATCCATGACTGAAAAACAGCAGACCGCCGTTTTTGCAATGATGACTGAGTTCGCAGGCAAAGAGGTTTCTAAAAAAGAAGATGATGAATCTAAAGGAGGAGATGACAATATGAAACACAATGTTTTTGACAACGACAGACGCGATGATAAGAATTTTCTGTCTCACGCAGCGCAGAAAGAAATTTTGGACTTAGCTAAGTCCAGCGGAGTCGGATCTTTAAAAGCTGCTATGGAAATCTACATGGATGAACATAGCTTACAGCATGACGGAATCAGCGGCTTTGTACAGTCCGGCACAGGCGACGTTACAACGCTGTTCCCTGAATATGTTGAAGCACATCCGGGGCGTACACCTGAACTTATCACAAACGATATGGGATGGGTTGACGCTATTATGGCGAAGACGCAGAAGATTCCGAATGGTCGTGTTCGTACTTCCCATGTAGATATTCGGAACATCGATTCTCTGTCTGCAAAGGGATATAAGAAAGGTAACGAGAAGAAGCTCACCGGAAACTATGAGCTGGTAAGACGTACTACCGATCCGCAGACCGTATACGTTACTTCCGAGCTTCACCGCGACGATGTGGTAGATATCGAGGACTTCGATTATGTACAGTTCCAGTACGGAATCGATCAGATTTCTCTGAAGGAAACCTTGGCTGTTGCGACTATGATCGGTGATAGCCGGGAAAACAGTGATCCGGAGAAGATTTTCCCTGAACATATTCGTCCTGTCTGGACCGATGATGAACTGTACACCATCCATAAGGATATTGATTTCGAGGCAATGGCTAAAGAACTTCAGGGCAACAACGCTGCGGATTATTTCGGAGAGAGCTTCATTTACGCGGAGGCTATGATTACGGCGCTGCGCAAGGCTCGTAAGAATTTCCGCGGTACTGGTAAGCCTGATCTGTATATCACAACCGATATGCATAACACCATGATTCTTGCAAGAGATCGTAACGGTCGTCGCATTTATGAGACTGATACTGAGCTTGCAGCAGCACTTGGCGTTGATAAGATCTACGAAGTTACCCAGTTTGAGGACAAGATTCGTACTGACTCTACTGGTAAAAAGCATAAGCTTCACGCCATTTGCGTAAACATGGCTGATTATGGATATGGTGCATCCAAAGGCGGCGATGTAACTCATTTCACCGATTTCGATATTAAGTTTAATCAGCTTCAGTCTTTACTGGAGACTCGCAAGTCCGGTCAGCTTACCAGAATTAAATCTGCCATCGTTATCGAGGAAATCGTTACAGATTCCGAGGCTCATGTAGTCTAAGTCTTAGAGGAGAAAATTCAAAATGAGTAAATTTTACGGAGCAATCGGCTATGCCGTAACAGAGGAAATTCGACCTGGTGTCTGGGGAGAGAAGATTACAGTTCGTGACTATTACGGAGATGTTATTCGGAATACTCGACAGTATCAGAGTTCGGATAACCTTAACGACAATCTCAATGTGTCGAATGAGTTTAGCATCGTAGCCGATCCGTTTGCTTATGCGAATTTTCATTCGATGAGATTTATCGAGTATATGGGAGCTAAATGGAAAATTTCAAATGTTGAAGTTCAGTATCCCCGTTTAATATTGACCGTTGGAGGTGTTTACAATGAGCAGACGAATGAAACTGCATAATATTCTATGCGCCATTCTCTCGTGTCCGGACAAAGGATTAGAGTGTCGAGCTTATTTTCAACCACCGTCATCGGTAAAAATGAAGTACCCCGCCATCGTTTACGCTCTCGACGATATCGAGAATACGTTTGCGAATGACGGGGTTTATTTGTCTGCGAGAAAGTATTCGGTAACAGTTATTGCCAGCGATCCAGATAGTTCTCTCGTTGGCAAGGTGGCATCTATGCCGACAAGTCGATTTAATCGGCATTACACGAAAGACAACTTAAATCACGATGTCTTTGAAATATTCTTTTAAGGAGGACAAATTCTATGAAAAAGAAACTCGTTTGGGACAAGACTGGCGAGCGCCTGTATGAGACCGGTGTCAGTCAGGGCGTCCTTTACCCGATTCAGACCGGCGGCGTATATAACTCTGGTACCGCATGGAACGGTCTTAGTACCGTAACAGAAAGCCCGTCTGGAGCAGAACCTACTGCGATTTATGCAGACAACATCAAGTATCTGAACCTTATGTCCGCAGAGGAATTTGGCGGCACAATCGAAGCTTATATGGCACCGGATGAGTTCGCAGAGTGCGACGGTTCCAAAGAGATTGCTCCTGGAGTGTTTGCAGGACAGCAGAACCGTAAGATGTTCGGCTTATCTTACAAGACGCTTCTCGGTAACGATGTTGATTCCAACGATTACGGCTATAAGCTTCATCTCGTTTATGGTTGCTTGGCTTCTCCTTCCGAGAAGGGTTATTCCACTGTAAATGACAGTCCGGAAGCTATTACCTTATCCTGGGAGTTCAGTACCACACCAGTCGAGATTGCAACTTTAATCGATGGAAAGAAGTTGAAGCCCACTTCCATTCTCACCTTCGATTCTACCAAGGTCGATGCTAAGAAACTGGCTGCTCTTGAAGAGATCCTGTATGGTAAAGATCCTTCTTCCGCCGAAGCAGATGATGGTGTTGAACCGAGACTTCCGCTTCCGGATGAAGTAATTAAGATTATGACCGCGGAAGGCTAATCAGAAATAATACACACCACAGATGGAGTCGTATTCAGGAAAGCTGGCGACTCCTTTTTATTCGAAAGGAGAACAAAACTATGTATGCAGTAACAAAGACTTATAAAGATTTTAATGGTGTTGAGCGCACCGAAACAAAGCTCTTCAACCTTACCGAAACAGAGGTTATGGAGATGGAACTGGGCACAGCTGGTGGAGTTGCTGAGATGCTTCAGCGCATCGTAGATGCAAAAGATCAGCCGACCATTATCAAGTTCTTTAAGGAATTTATCTTAAAGGCATACGGAGAGAAGAGCGCTGACGGTACATATTTCGAGAAGTCTGAAGAGATTTCCAGAAAGTTTGCCTGCACTCAGTTCTACAATCTTCTGTTTATGGAACTGGCTACAGATGACAGCAAAGCCGCTGAATTCGTAAACCATGTAATTCCGAAAGTTGTAGATATCAAGAAGCATTCGGAAAATCTGGAGATTGCTCCTGTGGTTGCCACCATGAACTAAAGAGGTGAGATCGAATGCTTGAACTTACGATACCAAGAACTGATCTGTGGGATGAGCGGAATCAGCGATTTATCCCTGTAAAGGAACAGAAGTTGCGTTTGGAGCATTCGCTCGTTTCACTTTCAAAATGGGAAAGTAAATGGTGCAAAGTCTTCTTATCTAAAGAGCAGAAGACAATTGAAGAAACCATTGATTATATACGCTGTATGACACTCACACAGAATGTTGACCCGTTGGTCTATCAATGCATTACCAATTCTCACATTGATGCAGTAAATGCCTATATTGAAGCGCCTATGACGGCTTCGACTGTTAAGGAAGAAAAAGGTGGTCCAATAAACAGGCAGCAGATAACCAGTGAACTTATCTATTACTGGATGACCGCGTATCATATTCCGTTTGAGTGTCAGAAATGGCATTTGAATCGTTTGTTAATGCTTATCCGGATTTGCAATGCGGAAAATAAGCCCCCGAAGAAGAGAAGCAAACGAGATTTATACAGACATCATGCGGAAGTAAATGCCGCAAACAGAAAGAAATTTAATTCGAAAGGATAGTGATAAAAATGGTGAAATCAAGACAGGCCGTTGTTAATCTTGTCGAATCCTGGGATGGAAAGAAAGAATCGAACGGCTCACATAAAAGCATTATCGATTTATATAACGACTTCTTTGAGAAGATCTGCGCGGGCAAATTTCCCCGTGGCATTCGTATGCGCTATGACTGGGCTTGGTGCGCTTGCACCTGGTCTGCATTAGCGGCAGCTCTCCGATATGAGAGCATTATGCCTATGGAAATTTCCTGCTATTATCTCATCGAAGCAGCAAAGAAAATGGGATGTTGGCAGGAGAACGATGCTTATGTTCCGAGTCCTGGAGATGCGATTTTGTATGACTGGCAGGATAACGGAATCAGCGACAACACAGGCAATCCGGATCATGTCGGTACCGTAATCGAGGTATATAAGGAATCTGGTTACATGGTTATCGAAGAGGGCAACTACAGTAATGCGGTCAAGAAGAGAACCCTGTCTATTAACGGAAAATTTATCCGCGGCTTCATCACACCAAAGTACGACGACAATACAGTTGCCGCTCCTGGATTAAGCAAGGGTAAAGACATCAAAACCATCGCTCATGAGGTTATCGTTGGACTGTGGGAGAGCGGCGAGAATCGTAAGAAACTGCTTACTGAGTACGGATACAACTACTCAGAAGTTCAGAACATGGTAAACCAGATTCTGAATGGATCAGCGGTAACGCCGTCCAATACCAAGCAGGATCAGAACCAGTCCGTTTCGAAGAAAGTGGTGGCTACATGTTCTGCCAAGCAGTTTAACAAGGCCTATGCTGGTGAATACAAAACAACGGCAGTTCTTTATTGCCGTAATGATGCCGGAACCAATAAGAAAGCTCTTTGTAAAATCCCGGCTGGCACTAAGGTTAAATGCTATGGCTATTACACAATGGTAAACGGAGTTAAGTGGCTGTACATCCAGTTTGTACTTGACGGTGTGCAGTATACAGGCTTCTCGTCCAGTGCTTACTTAGCAAAGTAGGAGATTCATATGATCACGTTCAGACAAAAGGGTGATTTTTCTAAGCTGACTCGGTTCTTAGAGAGAGCAAAGGAATCAGTTCGTCTCGGTGACCTCGATAAGTATGGTCGAGAGGGCGTAGCCGCCCTTGCGTCTGCAACACCAGTTGATACAGGACGGACAGCAAATTCGTGGCATTACAAGATCGAGCAGAAGCAAGGTTCCGTATCGATCAGCTTTTACAACACAAATATTCAAAATGGAGTCCCTATTGCAGTTATTTTGCAGTACGGACATGCAACAAGAAACGGCGGCTGGGTACAGGGGCGAGACTACATCAATCCTGCTATCCAGCCTATTTTTGACAAAATTGCAGATGCGGCATGGAAGGAGGTTACTAAGCTATGAGTACAACTGTTGACGAACGTGTCGTCGAAATGCGGTTTGATAACAAACAGTTTGAACAGAATATTCAGACCAGTTTATCAAGCCTCGATAAGTTGAAGAAGAGCCTTAACCTCGAAGGGGCGGCGAAAGGCTTAGAAACCGTAAACGATGCCGCAAATAAATGCAGTGGGAATATGTCACCGCTGAGTAATGCAGTTGAGACTGTGCGAGTGCGATTTTCGGCATTGGAAGTGATGGCGATTACAGCTTTGCAGAACATTACCAACTCTGCACTTGCTGCTGGAAAAAATCTTGTCTCTGCTTTTACCATCGATCCGATTAAAACCGGTTTTGAGGAGTATGAGACCCAGATCAATGCCGTTCAGACAATTCTTGCAAATACCTCTTCAAAAGGCACAACTCTTGATCAGGTAAACAATGCGTTGGATGAACTAAACCATTATGCAGATATGACCATTTACAATTTTACGGAAATGACCCGTAACATTGGTACGTTCACTGCGGCTGGCGTAGATTTGGACACATCTGTAGCCGCTATCAAGGGTATTGCGAACCTTGCAGCCGTATCAGGTTCCAACTCTCAGCAGGCAAGTACCGCTATGTATCAGCTTTCACAAGCATTAGCGGCAGGAACAGTAAAATTACAGGACTGGAACTCAGTAGTAAACGCTGGTATGGGTGGTCAGGTATTCCAGGATGCGCTGAAAGAAACGGCTAAAGTTCATGGAATTGCCATTGATGAGATGATCAAAGATGAGGGCTCATTCAGAGAGACCCTTAGTAAAGGATGGCTTACCTCTGACATCTTGACTGAAACTTTGGCAAAATTTACAGGCGATCTCAACGAAGATCAGCTTCGAACCATGGGATACACCGATGATCAGATCAAATCCATCATGGAGATGGGTAAGACCGCGAATGATGCTGCGACAAAAGTAAAAACTTTTACCCAGTTATTCGACACATTGAAAGAGGCTGCCCAGTCCGGATGGACACAAAGCTGGGAAATTATCGTCGGCGACTTTGAAGAGGCGAAGGAATTACTTACGGAAGTGAGTGATACGTTCAGTGCCGTAATCAATGCTTCTGCCGATGCAAGAAATAAAATGCTTCAGGATTGGAAAGACCTTGGTGGTCGAACCATGATGATCGAAGCAGTAAAGAATGTTTTCGAGGGACTGGTTAGCGTTGCTAAGCCTGTTCGGGAGGCATTTAACGAAATCTTTCCGCCAATGACTGGAAAACAGTTAGCCGAAATCACAGAACGTATCCGTGATCTGACAGCAAAATTCAAAATGGGGGAAGAGAGTTCAAAGAATCTAAAGAATACGTTTAAGGGCGTATTTGCAGTGCTTGATATCGTCGGACAAGCTTTCAAAGCTGTTGCTGGTGGTGTCGGCGAATTGATTGGTCTTTTCTTACCGGCTGGAAACGGGGTGTTATCACTTACCGGAAGCTTCGGTGAGTATCTCGTTAAGCTTGATGAAACTGTAAAGAAGACAGATATCTTTGGTAAAGCAGTTTCGACTGTTGTTGATATCGTAAAGACAGTTATTACGTTTGTTAAAACTGCCGGAGAAAAAGTAAAAGAATTTGGAAAAGCCGCAGGGGAGAAGTTCGATTTCCCTGGATTTGAATTATTCCACTCATTCCTTGAACGAGTACATGATCGCATGGCTCAGATTGGTGATGGTGCTGGAAAAATGAAGAGCGGAGTCATTGTTGCTTTTGAGATGATGGGAGAAGCACTGGAAAAATGTAAATTTCTCAAAGTCATGGAAGCATTGTGGACAGCTGTAAAGGTAATTGCTGGCGGTATTGCCGATGCAGTCGGGACTATGATGGGAACACTTGCCGAGAAACTTGGAAATACAGATTTCAGCGGAGTTCTTGACATTCTTAACAGCATTGCTGTCGGTGGAATTGCTTTATCAGTTTCTAAATTCTTAAAGAGTGTAACCGAACCTCTTGAGGGGTTAAATGGCGTTCTCGAAGGAGTAACTGGAATTCTTGACGGGGTCAGAGGCTGCTTTGAGGCATATCAGACAAATCTTAAAGCTGGAACGCTACTTAAAATTGGAGCAGCAATCGCTTTGCTTGCAGGTTCTATCGTTGCAATTTCCCTGATCGATAGTGATAAACTATCAGCTTCTCTTGGAGCAATTACTGTACTCTTTGCTAATTTACTTGGAGCGATGGCGATTTTCAATAAAATCAGTAGTGATACGGGAAAAGTATCTAAAGCATGTACCGCAATGATTGCTATGTCAGTTGCAGTATCCATTTTGGCAGGAGCTTTGAAGAAGGTTTCAGACCTTGATTGGGGTGAACTTGCAAGAGGGTTGGTTGGAATTGCTGGTCTTACGACTATTGTTGTTGCATCATCTAAAGCCATGGCAAGCAGTCAGAAGCAGGTTATGAAAGGCGCTACCAGCTTAATTATATTTGGAGCGGCTATCAAAATTCTGGCTTCAGCATGTGAGGATTTATCGAAATTACAGTGGGATGAACTCGGACGTGGATTAACAGGAGTAGGAGTATTATTTGCTGAGATTGCTGTATTCCTTAGAGTTGCAAAATTCAACGGGAAAATGATCAGCACTGCAACTGGAATCGTTATTCTGTCGGCAGCAATGAAGGTTTTGGCGTCCGCTTGCAAAGACTTTGGTCAGATGGAGTGGAGCGAGATTGGAAAAGGATTAGCTGGAATCGGTGGATTACTTGCCGAACTTGCTGTCTTTACGAATTTGGCTGGAAATGCAAAACACGTAATGTCTACTGGCGTAGCCTTAATTGCTATTGGCGCTGCAATGAAAATCTTTGCTTCCGCTGTAAAAGATTTTGGTCAATTACAGTGGGATGAAATCGGCAGAGGTTTAACTGCTATGGGCGGCGCACTTGCAGAGGTAGCTATTGCTGTTAATCTGATGCCGAAGAACATGATCGGTATTGGAACTGGGCTCGTTATCGTCGGCGGCGCACTTGAAATCATTGCAAACTGTATGAGTAAATTCGGAGGTATGCAGTGGGAAGAGATCGGTAGAGGTCTTACCGTCATGGGTGGGGCCTTAGCTGAGTTGGCTATCAGTCTCAATTTCATGAAAGGTACGCTTGGTGGATCAGCAGCATTGTTGGTTGCGTCCGGAGCCTTAGCTGTTCTTGCGCCGGTACTCAGTATTTTGGGAGCGTTATCGTGGGAAGCGATTGCGAAAGGACTTATTTCTATTGCCGGAGCATTCACAATTATCGGCCTAGCAGGCGCGGTACTTACACCATTGGTTCCGACTATTCTGGCATTATCGGGAGCGTTTGCATTGATTGGTGTTGGGGTTCTTACAATCGGAGCGGGTTTACTTGCAGCTGGCACAGGACTTTCGGCACTTGCTATCGGATTCACAGCGCTGGCAACTGCTGGTGCCGCTGGAGCGACTGCAATCGTAGCAGCACTGACAGTTATCGTTACTG